ATACCATAACGCTATCTACATCATTATTTATATTAGTTAAAGTAAACGCTTGAGTAGAACCATCACCTGTAGCATTAGTAGTTGTTGGTTTTAACGCCAGTGTACCAGCGACTGCTGGAACGACTACGGTAACACTTCCACCACCATAATTGGCGTGGGGTGAGGCTTGAATTTGTGTATAATGTGCGTTTCCGACTTCACAATATAGTTTAATTTGAGATTCACTACCATCATTTTTTAAGTCAACTATACCAGATTGTAAAGTAATTCTATCATTACCACCTATTTTAATGTCAATCTGATCGTCTGTGTCTGCTGTAATAGAAGTATCAGCGTCAGCGTCTAATATTAACTCACTGGCGTTTAAATCTAAACTTGTTCCTATAATCGCTGAAGTTAAAGTCTTATTTGTTAATGTATCAGTAGTGGCTCTACCTACGACTGTATCTGTGGCGTTTGGAAATGTTAAACTATAAAGAGTTGTACCATTACCTAATTTTGTATATAATTCATTAAAGTTATCGTTTGTTATATCACCGCCGGCTCGTATAGTTGAACCTGTACCGTCATCAGCGATTGTTCCGATATTAATTGTTTGTTTTGCCATTGATTCTCTCTAAACTTTCTAATATTTATACATCATTTGTTAAAATGTTTTGTCAAAAGTAAATCCTGTCGTATCATATTTTGTACTTGTTCTATCAAAAGTGAATCCAGGTAGTGTCGCTTTGATTTCAGTTGGAAAAGTAATATAAGTCTTTAAGTTATCATTATTTAAATCTCTTATTTGTACTAACTCACCATCTAAACTTGTACTATTTAATCCAATTAATCTATGATTAGCCAGATTTTCTAAAGTAAGTGGTTGTACTAAAGTTGTTGTTCCGGGACCCGATCCTGTGTAGGCGCCAGATTGTACATTAGGGTGACCACCGCCAAACATACTTGTAAACGCTGAGTCATCATCATTTAAAGATAATGATTTCATACGAGGACCACAATACGCATATCCATATTTTAATATGTCACCTCTTACATCTATTTTAACCATACTAGGGAAAGATATAGTCATCTTTCTTGTTAAAGTTAAATCTCTTGTATTTGGTGTAAAGTGTTCTGTAGTTGAATCATCAAAGTCTGGATCAACACCTAATTCAGGATTTGCTCTTAAAGATGTTCCGTCATCAACTGTTCCTAATCTTCTTCCGAAGATAGTTGAGAATAAAGTATTGATGATAAGAGCAACTTGTTCATAATTAACACCAGAATTAATACCAATGGTTCTTTGAATTTGAGCTGAAACTTGTGTAGCAATATCTACCTGACCTGTAAAATAAAAACCAGAAGTGTGTACAGTTTTCTTAAATGCATCTCTCCAGTCATTAATTGAACGACCAACTTTAATCACATAAGAGAAATCTTGGTAGAATAAACTATCTTGTATTCTCATTGATGATTCAGAACCCCAACCATCTTGGTTTATAAAAGTACCTGCTGTATCTACAACTGCTCCAACTGTTGCTGTTGCTGTTGATAAGTCATTTTTTCTAACTGTTGCAGTAGCGCCACCATCTGCTGTTAATGTAGTATCTACAGCAAATGTTCCTGATGGACTTGAAATTTTTAATATACCTGTGTTTGATGCATAAGAAACAACTGTACCTGTAACTACTGTTGAACTTGAATCTAATCCTGTAACTGTTTCACCAATTGTAAATGAACCTGATAAGTTTGATATAATTAAATAACTTGGTAATGTTAATGTTGGTGGTGTCGGAGATGCTTCATAACCTGAACCTGATTCTACAATTTTTAATCCAAGAACTCTTCCAATTTCATTACCATAAGCGTAAACAACAGCGCCTGAACCATTTGTATCATCAACAGTGACTACTGGTAATGATCTATAATTATTTCCAGCATTAATAATTCTTATATCTGTAATATCTCCTGAACCTGTACCACTTTCTTGTACAATTTTATTTCCTGTGTATGGATCACCTCTTGTAGTTTCATCTTCTAAAATAATATGATCGTCCACTGAAGATGTTGAAGTTTCTTGTGTAAAACTTCCGTTAACTACTGAAACTTTTGCTGAAGCTGAACCACCACCTGTATCTGTATTTGTAAAAATAATATCATCACCTATCTCATATCCAGAGCCAGCACTATCAATAATAAATTCTGTTATACCACCTCGACCCACAGCATCAATTTGAACAATGGCACCTTGACCTCCACCTGAAATTGTTACACTATCTGTTTCATTGTATAAAGACCCATCATTTGAAATAGTTGTAGTTGAGGGTATACCTGTAACAGTTGCTTTAATAAAAATATCATCATCACCACTAGCTGTTCCTCGTAAAACTTCACTTGTTTGAAAAGTACCTGATATTGTATCTTCATTAATTATAAATTCCGAAACTTCATTTGCTCCAATTTGAAATTTAAATACGTTTTCTACAATCGCAGTAGCGCCAGATGTTTCACCTTCAATTGATCTTCCAATCAAATCAGAGGTATCACCTATTGTACCGATTGCTCTTATAATCTTTTTTGTATCCCATTTACCATCCGATGCTCTTAAAATATTTTCTCTAGGATATATTGTTTCTGATTCTAATCCAAATAGTAATCTAAAAAATAATTCGTGTCCTCTATTTGTACCTTTAGCTCGATAAAGTGATTTAACATTTTTAATTAGATTTCTTTTATTTACTCCTGAACTTAATGTTTCAGGTAAAGTATTTAAAAATTCATTTCTAAATTTTGTTAAGAAGTTAGATATTACTTTATCAGGATCTCTAAAATTTAATAAGTCTTGTATGCTTTGAACTGGATTTGGCTTGTAAGTATTGATTAATGCTGTTGCGTTTGAACTGGCACCAACAACTGATTCACCCTCTATAAATTTGTCTTGTGCCGATATGAATAATCTATTATTATCTAAATCTTCAGCAAGTACAGTTGCAGTTGCTTTTGAAGTTTGACCTGTGATTGTTTCACCTCTGGTAAACTTTCCGTAAGTAGAACTTTCTAAAAGAACCTTATCACCAGCGTCTAGTTGTGTTCTATCTGTATCAATACGAGAACCATCTAATATTAATTCATTTGTTTGTGCTGTTTCTGTTTCTAATTGAATACCATCTGTTGTTTGAACTGAAGTAACACCTAACTCGGCTGACTCCATAAATGTATAATATGTTTTTAGAAATTCTAAAAATTTAGGGTGTTGTTCGAGTACGAACTCTGGAACCTGTTGATTAATCAGGTTAGATATTTTGTCTGTGAACTTTGCCATTAGTAGTTAGATGTTGTTGTGTATCCAACACCAGCATCAGCAGAGCCACCAACAAAGGTATCTGCCTCTACTGTGATTGTTGAGTTTGCTGTATCTATATTTAAAATCTGATCTCTTACTGGAACAATGTCATATGATGAAGGTTCTACAGTTATTTCTATTACAGATGAAGCAGCGCCTCGTATATTTTCTACTGACGCAACTGTCAATGAGTTAATTGTAATTTGACCTGTTGAGTAACTAACTGTTCCTTGTGTATTGTTTACATAGGTTCTTACTGAACCTACAAAATAATATCTTCTTATATTTCCACTTCCATCATCATCAAGGTAATAAACATTATTATCATTTGGAACTTTAAAACCTGATGTTGTAACAACACCACCAATACTTGATTTATGTCCAGTGTGTGGATTAAATATTCCATTTCTAAAATAAATGTCATACTTTGTAGATGCACTTAAAGTAGGTGTAAATGTTTTTCTAATCTTTAATGTAGTTACGTTTGATAATATACTTGTATCAACATCATCAATTAATCCTGTAACTTTTGAATGTCTGAATATACCATCAAACTTTTGTAATGTATTTGTATTATAATTTGAAATCGCTGTTGTAATTTCAGATTTTAATGTTTCTGAAGTTTTTGTTGTTGACTTTTCATCATACTTAACTGTAGTAGTCAATAAGATAGATGTAGTTTCTGGATCGACAATCTCTGGTCGAACAGAGGCAACATTGTATTTTTGTAATTGTGCTTTGATACTTTCTTTTGTAGTATCTGTAAGTGTAGAACCTGATGCTGCTTTAATCGCAATCTTTACTACACCGTAAACTGGTGTTTCGTCATCTTCTCCACCCCACGCTGAAACTGATTGTGCGTTTGGATAAATTTCTTGTACTAAAGTTTCATAGTCAGTTGTTGTAACTGCTCTATCTTGTCTAGCATATTGTAATGGTGCGTTAAATCGTATTGACTCTTTTGTTTGAGCTTCTGCGCCACCTTGAGCACTTGATTTAGTTGTAATTGTAACATCTGTAAATCCACCAACATTACTTGATAGTGTAAAAGTAGAAGCACCATTTGCTTCAGCTTTATTTGAAACAATATATTCTAATATAACTATGTTACCATCTGCTAATGATTTACCAACAATACCATCTCCAAAATAAACTTCAAACTTACCATCTTCACCTTCTTGTAAAAAATAAACCCTTGATGTATTATCTAAAGATGTAAATCCTGTAGCTTTTGTCCAAGTTGCTGTTGTTGTATCTGAAACTGAATTTTGTACTTGTACTTTTAAAGTAGATGTATCAGCATTTACACTTGGAATAATAAATCTTTGATCTGGATCAGAAGTATCTACTGTGTATTTAAATGTAACTAATGTACCTTCGTAAATTGGAATACTTGAAAAATTATAAACACCTGAACTTGGTGTAATTGTGTGAGCAGCATTTGTTACAAACTGATAAGTTGTTCCACTAACAGAAGAAGTAAAGGTCGTACCTTTTGCCATTGTGATAGAAGTACCTGAAGCATTATTTACTAAAATGTCAATAGATGCTGTTGGTGACTTTGGTGATGTTGGTGTGTAACCTAACATCTTTGCTAATGACACAATATTTTTTCTAATGTCAGCGCTATCTAGGTACATTTCATTTGCCAACATATTAGCATTGAAACCTAGATAGTGAGTATTATAAGCAAGTACGTCTAATAGAACAGCAAAACCAGAACCTTCAAAATCATAATCTTGGAACTCTGATTGATTTTGTAAAAATGTTTTTAAATTTGCTTTTATATTATCAAAATCTAATTCTGAAACTTCTAATTTATTACTTGCCATTTTATCTTAATCTTTCTAAAAATGTTTCTACTGTAATTGGATTGGTAACTCCTATTACATAAAATTTAATTTCTAATTGGTATCTATTACCATCTATATCAGGTCTTGCTATAATTTGTGTTAATTTAATTCTTGGTTCAAAATTATTTAAAACTTCTTCTACTTTTCTTTGTAAGTTAAGAGCTGTCAAAGGTGTAATAGGTTCAAATAATAATGCTCTTACATTTCCACCGATCTCAGGGTGAAAAGGTCTTTCAAAGTGATTAGTTTGAATTAAATTTCTAACACTTCTTTTTACAGCTTCAACATCAGTTAATTTATTAACATCATTGGTTACAGTGTTTCTCCCAAAGTCTAAATCTAAATCTTTGTAAATTCGACTTGCTCTTTTAGAGTTATTTGATACGTTTTCTACACTATAACTAGGCATAACAATATTTATACACTAATTAGATAAAACATTTGAAGAACCTGAAATTGCGTGACCACACGAGGCAGTATCGCCAGCTCTACATATGAATATACTATTAACTCTTACTGTACTTGAACTACCAACCATAGGAGGTGTGGGTGAGTGAGGTGGTAACCCGTGAGAAGCAACTCTATCCCCCTTTCGTACTACGCCCTTGCCGTTTACAAAAACATTATCACTACCATCTATTGCATTACCACCAGCGGCGTCATCTGTTTTTCTAGCAATACCTGGCATTTAACAAGGTCTCCCTTGTCCTCTATACGCTTTCCACGTTCTTTTTTTAGATTTGTTCATAGAACTAAACTTTATTTTTCTTTTTCTATTTCCTTGTGAAGTTTTTTTAGGTATTCTTTCGTGTCTAACATATTCTTTTGCTAGTTTTGCCATTATCTACCTAATTTCTTACTTCTTCCCCAAGGTAATTGTATTCCTTCGGAAATTTTCTTACCTTTTTTAGAAATATACTCAAC